AAGTTAACCTCTGATGCATTGAAGTTGGCACTGAATGGTTTGTTTGGTAAGACGGGCTCAGATGTATCTTGTTTCTACGATCCGAATGTATTCTTTGCAGTCACTGTAAACGGACAATTGCTTTTATCAATGTTGGTAGAACGCTTAGTTCGCCAAGGTGCATCCCTATTGCAAGTTAACACAGATGGTGTAACAATTTTATATAATTATTTGTTACGAGATGATATCATAAAAATCTGTCAAGAGTGGGAAGTAATCACCAAGTTGCAATTGGAATACGCTAATTACTCCAAGATGATTATCCGGGATGTAAACAATTACATTGCTGTAGATGAATTCGGAAAGATTAAAGAGAAGGGAGCTTTTGAAACCAAGAAAGATTGGCACAAGGATAACTCATATATGGTCGTGCCTCTGGCAGTACGAGAATACTTTGTAAACAATACGCCCATCGAAGTTACATTACGCAAGCACAAGAACATCTTGGACTTCTGTGGTCGTTACAAGGCTTCTAAGGGCTGGCACGTAGAGTTTGCTTACCTTGATGGCAACGAGGAAAAGAGATTGGAATTCGGTAAGATTTATAGGTTTATTCCGGTAATCAAGGGCGGTGTATCGCTTAAGTTAAATAAGGATGGTAGACAGCACCACTTGTGCGAGGGATATCAAACCTTCCCCTACAATAAATTGGAGGAATTTGATTTGAATAATTTAAATATGGACTTTTTTATAAAGGAATGCAACAAACTAATAGAACTGATCAAACCGACCCAACTCACGCTATTATGACCTTGAATATCCCTCACTATGGGATAGACTTAAGAGTTATTTTATCGGCTTTGAAGAATGAATTACCTAAGAGAAAAATTCATTTTGCTCCTTCTTTTAGTGAGCGAGATGATGTCATCATACCTACCTTGATGCGCAGATTCCATACTACTCCTATTAATGGGTATTTGGTTGTGCTATACAAACGTAGAATTAAAATACAAATGGAAATGGATGGTCCTAATCTGTCACAAAAAACTATAGATGTTCTTGTTGACTATTTAGAACGATTAGAAATAAACCATTTTAAATTTTAACGGTCTTCCAGACACGCACATATCTACCACCTCTGAGTTCCAAAAATGGTATCTCCTTGGTGGTTAGTGCTTGTGGTTTCTTTACTTCGAACTTACGTATAATGTTTTTGTGGAGAATCTCACAGGCAACCATAGCATCGACAACATCCGTGTTTTCAATCAAGTAATTCTTGAGCTCTTGAATTATTTCAATAAACCATATGTCATTGCTATACGAATTTAAATAATCAATCATATAACTATTGCCACGTTCTGCTGTCACATCATTCTTATAGTAACCTATAGAATCATCATCCTTCCAGAATCCTTTCCCCAAGAAGATAGGTTTCTTTGCTAGCAGATTTAATTTACCTGAGTCCTTGTACTTCTGTTTTACAACACCACCACGGTTAATCTCTATCATTGCTATGGCGTTATTATAATACTCTTGAAGTAGTATCATATTGTTCACAATAGCATCTGGATCGGTATCTCTTTCAGCATAATATGCTACATACCTGTTGGTATCTATGTCTTTGATTGCTATTGCTTGCTTAGACCCATCACCCATATTCTTAGAGTTAAATGGAATCGGGTCAATCCCAGCGATGTATGTATGTCCTTCTTGGGGATCTTCAAGAAAATACATAGGGCTATTGTTAACCGGCCTTTTAATTATCGTTCCGTCATAATTTCTGTGTAAAACTGATCTATCGATAGGAGGACGAGACGCTAAAATCATACGCTCTTGCGTATCCAATTTATCCATAATCGATCTTGGAAAAGCACCTTGACCACTTACTGAGAATACCTCTTGGATGTCCAAAGGGTATTGTTTAATAAAAGAATTCAAATACGATTTATCTTCCATACTGTCAAGCACACCACGTGTTTGCATAATCCAATCTGTCGCAGCCTTCTCATCGCTGTAACCATTGGGGCAGAAGTTTAATATTTTGCCAGTTTCCTTACCATTTTCGTCTAATTCGGGGGCTTCCATAATCCCTTGATAGCCAGGGAGAAAGATAGTTAGAATCTTCAAAGCCTCGGCATTATCCCACAATGTTTTGGCTAACTTCTGGCCAATTGATGTAGCCTCACCAGCGCTACCACCAATGACAATTGGGGCAACCTTAACGAATCCTGATTTGGTACTCGCTTGAGCCGATTTATAAACCTTATCGGCCTTAGGATGAAGCATACATTCGTCTATAAAAATATGCATCGCACGATACGCCTCGAATGCTGTTGGTGTTTCAACTGTCTCCTTGGTGATAATCTGAGAATCCAATCCGGTAACTGAGCCCGTCTTGGCATCCCTACGACCTAAGTGGAGGTATCCTTCTTGACGAGTAGATACAATTCCAGGACGGGCATACTCTTCAAACTCATCGTACACTACACGTGTCTTATCTTTAAACAAAGCCTCAAGACGTTTTTTATCTGCTGAGGTGATGAGTGATGTGCTTCCAGGATTGGTCATCGCAATCCACATTGGAATGATTCCACCAAAGATAAAAGATAGACCAACCTCACGTCTCTTAGTTACAAATAAATCGTGATTGGTTCTACGGGCTTCCATATATCCCTCATAGATTAATTCATCTATATCTCGCCAAAGCGGTCTTTTTTTGAAACCTCTGGCGTCTTTTACCCATCCTTGTGTTAGTGCAAAGTAGTGAGGACCAGTCAATCCGAAACGACCTTCAATCCAAAAAACACGTTCTTGTGCCCACCAGATATCCTTTTCTTTCATAGAAGCTAAGGGGCTCAGACCGTACTTGCTGAACCATTCGTCATATACGAATTTAGGTTTTTTCATCGCCTAGTATTTACACGATCAAGGAAAGAACCTTCCTCATCGTCTTTATTTTCTTCTGGATACGCCTCTAACTTGGCTAACTTAAGGCTCTTGTTAATCTTATCTCCTGCTTGTAGCAATTGAAACAAACCTTTCTGATATGAATCGTCAAGGTCTAAGGTCTTATCCTTTACAGAAGTCATCAATTGTTTTGATGCTGAGACCAAAGTTGTATAAAAATCCTTGGCAGGATCGAAATCTTGCAGATGTAATCTTTCGATTGCTTCCTCTTCAGAAATACTATTTTCCTTGAGGTAGTCCCAAAGTTTTTCTAAGGCTGTTGATTTTTCGTTTTTGGTCTTCAATTTCTTTTTGTGCTTTGTTTGCCTCAATTGGATTGTCGATGGCGGTATAATACTCACACCATGAAATTAGTTTTTGAAGTTCTCTGACTTCGTCCTCAATTATTTGTTTATTGCTTTTAGCCATTGCTCTAAGTTAAAATTTGCGAAGTCTCCTTCCTCGATAACTTCTCCCAAAGATAAATAGAATCTTACTACATTTCCAAGGGCGAGAAGTTGCTCGGTTGTTGCTGTATCTTTATATCTGCAATCAGCATCTAATCCTCCGATTAGAGCCAAGTGCACTTCGTTTCCTGGACAATAATTAATAGCGTGCAAATAACCTTTACTACTAATGCAATGAGTTAGTATAGGCGTTCTATCTAATCCTCCAATATGGGTTGAATCAGAAGAAAAACGAACCTTTTCTTGCTCGTGTTTACAAACCTCTGAAGGCTTTAAATTTGTTCTGCTATATGTCCAGTAGATTTTCACAATTTGCTAAAGTACACCGCATTTGGATGTACGAATTCTTCCTTTGGTTCTTGCTCGTACTGCTCAATCATTTTGTTCAAGTACCACTGAGCTTTTTTCATATCTTCCATACCACCCTTAGATTCGCAGCGCCATAAGTATTTGATTACATTGGCGGTGCATACGGCATCTAAGCCTTTCTTGTTGATGGTAGCAGATGCGATTGCGTCAATGCACTCGACCTTTGAATTTCTGTAATAATCCGGGGTAATTTTATTATCCATAACTTTATTTGTATCTCCAGCCATATCCGTACGCTTGTTTAAACTTGCCTTTGCAAACCGACCCAATGTTTGACCTATAAGCCAAATTTTCCAACTTAATAGCAGCGTTTGAAACTGAATCAAATTCCTCCATAACCATACCCGTGCTTAAACTTAGTTGTTCAATAGGTCGCTTAAAACAATGTTCGTTTCTACCTTTTAATGTTTGACTTATTTTCTCTCTTGTTTCAGTTGATATTAATTTTCCCTTATTGCTTACGCTCATTTTTATTTTAGATTCTTCGGAATGCTTTCTGCCAATTCTTGCTAATGAAATTTTCCTCTTGCTTTCTTCAGACATTACTTTTCCTTTGTGCAAAATACTATTTTTAATTTTAGACTCCTCCGATGCAACTCTTCCAGTTGGTCCACGTCCTCCATCGCACAAATTTAATCCATTAGATTTCGGATATTTGGCACAATTGGTTTGCAATTCTTCAATCCAAAACTTTTCACGCTCCATT